TTGGATGTCGCTCAAAACTTTACTGAGCAAAAAGCAGGATTTACTATTACATCACAAACAAGTTCAATTAATGTCACAGCTTCTGGTGCAGTTGATGGTAAATTAATTGCTGGTGATATATTAGTTATCGAAGATGCTGATGGTGTAGGGTCTCTTTCTACTGTTGGTGGTGTACAAGTATTTAATAAAACTATTCTTGGTACAGTCGCATCAGTAAATGGTACGAACATAGCATTGGCTGCAAACGCAACTGCTGCACTTACTGCTAAGAATGTAGTTATAAGAAAAGATATATCAGCTTCTACTTGGAACTTCTCTGCTATGGAAGAGTTTGTTGCTGATACTGCTCCAGTTGGTGCTACTAATTTAGCAAACTATATAACTAGAACTCTAGAATTAACTAATCCAGCTGACGCATTAAATATTACATTCGATGCTAATGTACCGAAGTCAACAAATTTACAAGTTTTCTATAAAGCATTCTCTGGTGATACAAATCCTGATACTTTAAATTGGATAGATTCTGGATTTACTGTATCATCTAAAGATGCAGTTGATGTATTTACTGAAAGGAATATAACTGTAAGCGATATCCCTGAATTTACAAAGGTTGTTGTTAAGATTGTTATGAAATCTACTGATACAATCTCTGTACCAAAAGTTCAGGCATTCCGATTAATTTGTCATAGCTAGGAGTAATTATGATTTGGGCAGGAACTAAAATTGAAGGCGAACCAGATTTAAGAAAAGATAACGATAGTAAAGCGATTATCAATACTAATACTGATGCATACAAAAGATATAAACAACATCAATCTGGAAAAATAGCTGAGTTGGCGGAAAAAGAACGCATGAAAAAAGAAATAAATATACTTAAAGATGATGTTAAAGATATCAAAGATATGTTAATTAAACTCACGGAGAAACTATAATGGCAAAGGAAGCTGCAGTCGCACAAGTAAGTCAGAGTGAAACCTTTGACCAGTGGCGAGTAAAAACGAATTTGAATATTACTAAGGGAAACAACCAAGAAGATAAACTTGGCGACTTAGCACTATTACAAAATGGAGAAGCTGATTTAACATCAGCTGTTAATAACGCAAGAGATTATTCAATAGCAATTAGTATTGCACTTGGTTAGTCTTTAAGAAAAGGGAAAATAAATGGCAAACGATTTTAAAAATGGATTGGCGAAGGATGTTGGGTCTTCGGCAGTCACACTCTACACAACTCCCAGCTTAAAGCAATCCATCATTATCGAATGTGATGTATGCAATACAACTTCTGCTACTATAACCACTGATGTGTTTATAGCTTCTGGCGGACAAGACTTCCATATTGTGAAGAACGCACCAGTCCCAACAGGTGGTACTCTTCAAGTGGTTTCTAACCAGAAAATTATATTAGAAAGTGGCGAAGTTTTAAAAGTAAAAAGTAGTGCAGCATCATCTGCGGATGTTATTGCTTCAATACTTGAAGATGTATAGGAAATAAAATATGGCATATATTGGTTCACAAACTATTAATGCGAGTACTACACTCACGCGACCTAGAGACGAGTTCGTATGTGATGGTAATACCAAAGCATTTAAATTAAGTCAAGAAGTTCCTGGAGCATTTGAGTCAAATGTTCAGGTTGTACTTGGGAATATTATTCAAGAGCCAGTAAATGCTTACACTATACAGGATGTTTATAGATTAACATACTCAAATTTATCATTAACAATTGGTGCTAACCAACCAGCTCGTGGCGATTTAATTACGCAAGGTGCAAATACATTCTTAGTCACAGAAGCTACTACAGGAATTTTAGATGTAATGGCTGCAACTGCTGGTGGACCAGTACCAACTACTGGGGCAGGTTTAACATTAAATGTACCTAATATAGATTTCGGTGTAGATACGCAAGTTAAACATGATGATAATACAATATCATATACTACTGGAACAATTACAGGAGTCAGTATTGTACAAAGTGGTGGCTCAGGATATGCTACTACTGATACAATTTTTATAGGTGCACCAAATATTGGTGGTAATGAAACAGCTACTGCTAGTGTATCAATTTCTGCTCAAGGAGCAGTTCAAGAAATTACTGTCACTAAAGCTGGTAAAGGTTATACATCTGCACCTGCTGTAAATATTACTTCTACAGGAAGTGGTACTAACGCAACTGCTACTGCTACTCTAGACTCTGATGGTGGTGTTGCTTCTATTGCTGTTGACTCAGGTGGGTCAGGTTATGACTCAACTACAACTACCATTACAATAGAAGATGCTACTACTGGTGGTGTTCAAGCAAAAGCAAGTATTACAAGTGTAGATGGTAGTGGTGCGATTACTGGTGTGACAATGACATCAGGTGGTTCTGGTTATACATCTAAACCAACTATATTTGTTTCAACTGGTGGTGCTACTACAACAAGTGGTACAGGTACTATAAGTGTTGCTGCCAATTCAGCTACTGTGACTGGTGTAGGATCTGCCTTTTCAAGTCAACTAACTGTAGGAAATACATTATTCGTTGGTCAAAGTGTTGTAGGTGTAATTGATGCTATCGCTAGTGATACTTCATTAACTATTAAAACAGCAATTGGATCGACAGCTGTTAATAGTTCAGCATATAGTTTCGGTGTAAGAGCTGAATTAGATTTAACATTTACTGGTAATGAAGGAACACTTCAAGTTGATTCTGTAGAAACATTACAAAGAAGAGGTTTATATTTTAATGGTGTTCCTAGACCAGAAGAAAATTTATATATTAATCACTTAGGTGGGTCAAGTTTCCAAAATGTTCCTTCTGCTGGATCTGTGACAGAAGATACCTTAGCAACTAATTTAAAAACATTTACTGTAGATAAATTTACTTCTACAGCTTCACAGTCAGCATTTACTTTATCTAAAACTCCACCAAGTGGTAATTCTATTCTAGTAATTATTAATGGTTCAGTACAAACTGAAACTACACACTACTCAGTATCTGGTACGACTTTAACATTAGTCACTCCATTATCTGCTGGTGTGACTGTCACAGTTGTTCATATGGGTTTCAGTACAGTATCTAGAAACGCATTCGTAGATGGTACATTAACATCATCAGCATTTGCTGACTTAACATTAACTGGTAGCAAGATTGCTCAGAACACAATAGATAATACAAAACTTGCTACAAATACAGTTGTTAATCATTTAGGATATACTCCTGTAGCATCTAATGCAGGTTCAGCTCAAAGTATTAATGCTCAGTTAGCAATAACTGGCGACTTAGATTTATCTGCTGCTACAGCAGGACAAATTAAATTCCCACCATCACAAAATTCTTCATCTAATGGTCAAACTTTAGATGACTACAGAGAAAGTTCATTAGCAACTTCTATGGGATTTGGTGGTGCTCAAGTTGGTTTACAAGCTGGAGCAACAGCTGTAAATACAACATACTTTACTAAAGTTGGGAATATAGTTATGCTGAATATGGAAATGACTATTACTGCTAAAGGATCTTCTACAGGAAATGCAGCAATAGTATTACCAATCGTGGCTAATGCAGATGGCGATGCTATCATTCCTATCTGGTTTGAAGGAATGGCTTCTGGCGTGACAAGTATGATAGGTAGAATAGAAGGTGGATCTCAGTCTTTAAAATTATTTAAAAGAGATACTGATGGTGAATACACTACAGCAACCCATGCTGATTTTACTGATGCTTCACATCTGATTGGTTCAGGTACATATAGAAGTGCAACATAAACTAAATAGGGTATAAGAGGAAATAAAATGCCAATATCAAGAGTAAAATCTAACAGTTTAACTAAGAATATAGAATTACAAGGAGAATCATTTAGATTCCCCATTGGTACACAGGCAAACCGACCTTCACCTGCTAAGAAGGGAGATCTAAGATATAATTCAGATCTCGATAAAACTGAAATTTACGATGGCTCAAAGTGGGATGTATATAATTCGCAGGCAGTATCACTAGCTTTGAGTGTTGCTTTAGGAGGATAAATTATGCACATTAATGTGCATGACGACGACCAGTGGAACTGGGAAATTATTGCTACTAGAGCAAAACAAAATTTCATGGTGACTAAAGCTACTGGTAGAAAAGGTCAAACTGGTGTCATTGGGATACCGAATATTGAAAAGTGTACACTAACTTGCGTACACACTGGATTTATAGAGATACTTGATGAAGAAAAACAAGTATTGGGTACTATGGGTCCAGGAGCAAAGTTTCATTATGGGATACTTCAACAAGGTATTTCAGCAATGAAGCCAGAGTTGGGGAAAGTCGACTACTTAGGAAAGCCGATTCCCTCAGAAGAAGTTTGTAAGAGAGTGGCTAGTTATACTCATGTTCTTTTACGAACTGCTAGTGAAGAGAGTATATTTTATTGTTGTTCCGATCCTAAGGATATGTTCATTTGGGAAGGTGACAATTATGCTTTTGGGAACTTTTCAAGTTTTGATACCGATTGGGATTTAGAACTTGGTTCCGAGTTTGTTGTTGAACCAGAAATGGGTAAATACTTTTTTGGTTATTCTGACAATCTTGAAATAAATGGAAAAAAAGTACCTAAATATAACAAGATAAACTCTTATGTATATGATGAACCCATGAGAATAAGAGGTGGTGAAGGTGATGCCTTCTCAATTTTTACTCAAGAGGGTATGTATAAAGAAACAAGTGGTAATAGAAGATACCAAATTTAATTTTATAGGAAATACTAATGGCAAAAAAACTCATCGCAACTGGTTATACGATTAATGCAGCACAGAACCAGATTACTGTTCCTGGCATTATTCAACCAGTAAGGTTGCTATTAATAACAGATATTAATAACAATACAATTTTATATAACTTCGCAGATCCAGCAACAGGTTTAGCCAATTTTGCTTACAACTATACTGCGGATACCACGACTTTCACTACTACACTTGACTTGAGTGCTAATGGTGTCGAAAACTCACACGGATTACAGATATTCTATGAAACAGACTTTTCTAGACAAGGGTTTGAAGAAGCGATGCTTGACCCTGTTAATAAGTTGCGTGTTTCAAACCCAGAGAACTTAATTGATACTGACTTTGAGTATGGTCTTCAATCTTCTAAATGGGAAACTCTACAAACAGTTTTAAATATTCCTACAATTTATTCACAAGCAGGTGATGTACCTCTTGAGCAATTAAGTTCAATTACAACTACTGCTAACTCTAAGCAAGTTAAAGTGACCACTACTGCCAACTCTGGTTTATCACTAGGGGATCCAGTTCTAGTACAAGGTACGACACTAAATGCTGCAGATGGTTTCTTCTTAGTGTCTGGTTTAACTTCACAATTAGAATTCTTTTATGAAATGGATAATGCTGCAGAATCTACTGCAACTATTTCAGGTTCATATACTTCAGTTATCCCTGCTAAATTCTTTGAGGGATCTAACTTAAATATAGATTTAACAAGTACTGCGATTGAAACTGATGGAGCAAACCCATCTATAATGACAGTGACTACTGCTCAAACTCATGGACTTAAAGCTGGTACAAGAGTTTATTTAAGACAAACAGTTGGTCCGAAAAATTTAAGAATCGCTGACCCAACTGCTAATGGTGGAAACGCACCTGATGGCGCACCATGGGTTGATACTCGTGCTACAATTACAACAACTACTACTGTAGATGCTACTACTGCTATCGGTGGTGGTGGTGCTCAAGAATTCCCTGTTGTCACTTGGGACTGGGAAGGTACATATAACTTGTATCTTGCTGCTTCAATGATTAATACAGGGTCAGATAGAATTACATGGACAAACCATGGATTTACTGATAATGCTTCACTAATATTTCAAACACAAATTAGAGGTCAAACGAATGGTGGTTTAGTAGATGGTACAGTTTACTATGTAAATGTTGTTGACGCAAACACAATCGAATTATATTCTGACTATGGTACTCTTGGTTCAAGAATGAATTTAACTTCTTTTGATTTCACTAGAGGTCATCCTAGATTAACACTGGTATATAAAATCGAAGGAAATAATGGTACGCAAAGATTTACTGCTTTCTATAAAAGAAACCTAGTGACTGGTAGAGCTTTCCAAAACGCACAGGCAACTCAGAATACTACTAATACACAATCATTTAACTTTAGTATTACAACTTCAGGTTATACACCTATTAAAGCGACACTTACAAGAATCGCTTATGCTGGAAACTTAAACGATAGTGACGAAACAGTTGCTGTATCAATACAAGCTAGAAACTATCTAGGACTTGGATCTAATAACTATGGTGTCACTGTTGGTGGTGTTGGTTCTTCAAACGGAAACCTTTACCCTAACGCAGATGTGACTCGTTGTATTTATCAACAAGGTTCTAACTTCTACTTAACAACTTCATATACTCCAACTTCTTCAGTTATTGAAACTGATAAAGCTGGTTCTGTGACTACAGATTATCAATTAACTTTTTATGCAACTACTGACGAACTACCAACTTCAATGAATACTGCACACTCTGGTGCTGACTTAGCATCTGGTAATAATAACTTCGGTCTTGGTGGTTCACAAGGTTCTAAATTATTTGCCTTTACTGGCAGATCTTCTGGAGGATCTTCAGGTACTTCTGCTGATAACTATGCAAATAGTAATGACCCAGCTAGATTCGGTACAGGTATTCTAAGACAAACTGGTGCAGCAACTGCTTCATCAGTATCAGGTATTATTACAGTAAACCAATCAGATGCGAATGCTGAAGATTATTCTTCTAATAGTACGCATGTCTATTATGGTTTCGCAAACGAATTAACTTCTTATAGAAATACTATCTATGCTCAAGCACATAATTTTATTGATGGTAATTCTGCTGTTATTAATGTAAACTCATATTCTACTACTAACAGATTTGAGTTCGTAGATTCTTCAGGAAATAATGTTCCTATTGCTCAAGCACAATTTAATGCTACGATTACTGTTATATCAGCTGACTATTTCAGATTACAAATTGCTCAGTCGCCAAATACTGATGATATATCGGCATTCCCTGAGTCATTTACAGTTGCTACAGCAACACCGAATACAACTTATAACTCAATTTATATTTCAAACCATAAATTAACAGGTGGTAATTTATCATCTTACTCTACTACAGGTACAGTAATTGGTGGTCTAACTGGTGGTGCTAACTACACACTTCAGTACTTGAACGACTCCAGATTGATTATCAAGGATCCTAATTTATCCTCTGGAAGTGGTTCTGCTACTACAGGTGCATTTGGTAGTACTTCTAACAATGCGTCTCAGTCGTTTACTGTAGATATCCAGACACCTCTTGGAATAACTCCATCAACTGCTACGATTACTCAAGTACAGTATAGAGGTGACTTTAGAAATACAAACGAATATGTTGATTTAGCATTCTCTGATGGCGATACTTATAGGATTGGTTCAGAGGGTGGTCAGGATACTAACCAGTTCTTGATTGACTCAGCTTTCGGTTCTAAAAATATTTCAAACCTATTAACTGGTTCGCCTAAGTCTATTAATGTGACAGTAAGTCCATCCTCTCAGGTAAACTTCTCTGTACAAGGTATGTCTAACTGGTGGGAAATAAGATTCGCAGTGACTGCTGCATCTGGTGATGTTATTCTATCATCTGCTGGTACAGGCGAACAATTATTTGAGTTGGCTGCAAACGAAGGTGCATACGATGGTGTGTATGGTATCGCTTCAGTTCCAAGTGCTACGACCTTTACTCTAAGTTCAGAGTTCCAGATTCCTAACAGGTTAATAACATTTGATGGTTCTAGTAAAGTAAACAGTGGTACAGATAAAATTACACTAGGAACACAATCACCATTCCTTCCGCATAACTTATATCCTGGAGAGCAGGTCACTTATTCTAATGGTGGTAATACTGATATCGGTGTATTTACTGATGTATCTCAACTTTATGTTATAGCAAATAACTCTATTGATATTCAGTTAGCATCTTCTTATGCTTCTGCTATCGCAGGAACTGCTCTTAACTTAACAGCAACTTCTGGTACTCATACCCTTACATCTAACTCGCTAGTTAAGATGACAAAAGCTGATGGTAATGTAGATTTCGCTAATGGCGGAAATATGGTCACTGGTACGACTACTACATTCTTAAAAGATTATAAGAGATTCGATAAGATTTACATTATCGTGAATGACTTAATCAGAGCATTTACTGTTGACGCAGTTATGACTGATGAGAAAATGAGAATACAAGAAACATTCCCAGGAGCTGGTACTTCTGTTGAATACTTTAAAATTACTCAGTTATCATTACGACCTGATGGATTCGCACTACATAAATCGTTTGATGGTGGTGTAGATATTACTGCGGGAACTTCGCCTAATAGTAAAATTGTTAGACAATCTCGTAAGTACTTTAGATATCAGTCTGGTAAAGGTATTCAAAACTCATTCGCGATTAACTTCTCGCCAGCAAAAGTTTTATCTTCACTAACTTATGCTTCAAGTGGTAATGTTGTTACAGCAATTACTCAGGAGCCACATAACTTAGTGGTCGGAGATAGGATTACTGTTGAAGGTGCAGAAGTGACACTAGGAGAAAACTTATATCTTGGTACATTCCAAGTAGCAAGTGTTCCTAACGCAACAACTTATACTTATGTTGCTGCTGGTACTATTACTCAAACAAAAGCTGCAGGATTCCCAGAATATTACAGAGAATCTTGGAACGACTCGTTCGTAAGAGCTGGTATGTTTGATGACCAGAATGGTTTCTTCTATGAGTACGATGGTCAAAAACTATATTGTGTAAGACGATCTTCTACTCTACAGATTTCAGGTAAAGTAAACACTACTGCTAACTCTCAGGTTGTGACAGGTACGACTACTTCGTTCACTACTCAGTTGGCTGCAGGCGACAAGTGTTCAATTAGGGGACAATCTTATCAGGTTGTTGCTGTTGACTCTGACCAAAGGATGATTATCCAACCTGCATATAAAGGTATATCTTCTACCAATGTTAAAATTACTAAAACAGTGGATATTAAAGTAGCACAGGAAAACTGGAATGTTGACCCATGTGATGGATTAGGTGATACAGGATTTAACTTGAATGTACATAAAATTCAAATGGGATATGCTGACTATTCTTGGTATGGTGCTGGTAAAATTAGATTTGGTTTCAAAGATAGAAATGGTCATGTTCACTATAACCACGAATTTATTCACAATAACAGAATTAACGAATCATACTTCCGTTCAGGAAACTTGCCAGGACGATATGAGATTGAGAATGGAAACGCTCCATCCTCTGCTCCTACCTTGTTCCACTTTGGTACATCTATAATTATGGATGGTACTTTCGATGACGATAAGGCATACTTGTTCTCGGCTAATAGTAAACCAATGGTATTTAAAGCAGGTTCTACAACAACCTTTACTTCTGATGCAGTATCAACTTTCGATCTAGTGACTCTAGATAATAAGAGGGTGTATGTTTATGCAGTACCTTGTTCAGAGTCTGAAGCACAAACAGTGACAGTGGGTCAGTTAATTAAAGACGCTGAAGGAAGAATACCTGCTGATGCTCTAGCTTATGTCACTCAGGTGATTGTAGATGGGTCTAACTCAAAAGTATTTACTTCTTATCCTGCTACTTCTAATGCACCAGAAACTGCTACTTATCCAAACATAACATCTGGTGTCACTATGACAATTGGTGAGAATGCTTATGGTGGTGGCTCTGTTGATATGACAAGACCACACCCTCTAATCTCTATTAGATTGGCACCTTCAGTTGACTCAGGTTTAACAGGTGCGATTGGTGAGAAAGAAGTTATCAACAGAATGATATTGTCACTAAACAACGCAGGTGTGACAACTAACAAAGACTTAACAGCATTCTTTATCTTGAATGGTTTACCATCTAAGCTAGATTATACTAATGTTCAAAACCCTGCTTTATCGCAACTTATCTCACATGATACAGGTGATATCGTTCAACAAGGTACAGTGGTGTTCTCACAAGCTGTGTCAACTGGTTCATTGAACATTGACTTGACTGCTTTGATTGATATGGGTAATAGTATATTGGGTGGTGACTCAGTATTCCCAGCTGGTCCAGACTTGATGACATTAGCAATACAGGCGAAGGATACTTCGACAATTACTGCTTCGTCACCATTTATCGTATCTGGTAAATTATCATGGAAAGAGTCGCAAACATAAGAGGACTCTAATATGGCATATCTCGGCAGAGAAATACAGTTTGGCAGTTATGAGAAGCAAACCTTTGCTACCAATGGGGCAGATACAAGTTTCACATTAAACTTCCCAGCACCTAGAGAAGAAGCACTTCTAGTAGTAAAAGATGGTGTGGTTCTAAAACCTGGAACTGGATATACTTTATCTAATGGTGGTGTTACAATTAATATTACAGGTGGAGCATTAGCATCTTCTGTAGATTTATATTGTGTATTCTTAGGAAAAGAACTTACCATACAAAATGTTGGTGACAATTCAGTCACCCATTCTAAACTTACTACACCTATACGACAGTCAGTAAAAACAGATTTTACTGTAATCAATAGTACTCAAACCCTTGTAGCTTCTAGGCATTATTTTGTTGACACTACAGCAGGTGTTGTGACTGTCACCTTTCCTGCATCTCCATCTCTTGGAGATACTGTATATGTTTCTGATGCTTATGGGACTTGGGATACAAATAATTGTACTGTAAATCCTAATAACAATTCTATTAATGGCTCATCAGGAAACGCAACGCTCTCATCAGAGTACGATTCAAAAGAATACATTTTTATTGGCGGAACAGCTGGTTGGCGAACTGTTTAATTAACTAAATAGTCACTAAGGAGAACTTAATGGCTGCAATTACAGATATATTCATTGACCAAGGAACTGACTTTACATTACAACTAAGTGTTGTAGATACAGTTGGTACTGCTAAGAATTTAACTGGGGCAACTATTACAGCTCAAGCTAGGAAAGATTTCACTAGTGCAAATCCTACTGCTACATTTACTACTGCTGTGACTAACGCAATCGGTGGTGTATGTACTATAACTTTGCCAGCTGCAACTACTGCTGGCATAAAAGCAGGAAGATATGTTTACGATGTGAATGTATTAGATTCAACTAACACTACAACTAGAGCAGTCGAAGGATTAATGACTGTAAGACCAGAGGTGACAAGATAATGCCTGATGTAAAAAGTACGATAGCAACGCAAGAAGGAACTAATCCTACAGTTCCAAGTACAGGTACACAGACTACAACTACTATTACTACTGGTACAAGTCAATCGGCTACTGTATCATCTGTAGGTGTTGCTGGAACAAGTGGTACTGCTGTAAATTTAGAGCAGGGTCAAAATGTAGATGCTACAACTGATGGTTTACAAAATGGATCTATCTTAGTATATAAAACAGCGACCTCCCAATGGCAGGTCACAAAATTAATGAACGAGGGTCAACAGCTCGATTCAGGAGAATTTTAATAGGAGACAAAGATGGCAGCAATTGTTAGAATAAAAAGATCGGCGACTTCGGGTAATCCCACCACACTTGGTGCAGGAGAACTCGCATATTCAGGTCTTACCGATAATGGATCCAATGGTGGTGATAGACTATATGTTGGATTCGGTACAGAAACTGCAGGTAATGCAGCAAACCACTTCGTAATAGGTGGTAAATATTTTACAGATGAAGTAGATGCAGCAACGACTGCTAATACAGCAAGTACGATTGTAAAACGAAATGGAAGTGGAAACTTCTCAGCAGGAACTATTACTGCTACACTAAGTGGTAATGCTACATCAGCAACTTCTGCTGCAGCTTGGACTACTGGAAGAACTATAACTATCGATGGCGATGTAGATGGTTCTGCTTCAGGTGTTGATGGTTCAGGTGATGTTACAATTACTACTGCCTTAGATGCTACAGGAGTCTCCGCAGGATCTTATGGTAGTACAACTGCTATCCCAATTATTACTGTTGATGCTAAGGGTCGTATTACTGCTGCAAGTACTGGCTCAATATCAACTTCATTTACACTAACTGATGGATCTAATTCAGAAACTATCGCAGGTGGCAACACATTAACTGTCACAGCTGGTGAAGGTATTGATGCAGTAGTTGGTTCAACTGATACTCTAACTATTTCAGCAGAAGATGCTACCTCTTCTAATAAAGGTATTGCTTCTTTCGGTGGAGACTTTAGTGTATCAAGTGGTGCTGTATCACTAGCTAATAACTCAGTCACAATCGGATCTGACGCAGTAGCACTAGGTGGTTCAAGAACAGATATAAATGGATTAACAAGTTTAGATGTAGATAATATGACATTAGATGCTAATGCTATTTCTACAACAGATACAAATGGAAATTTAGAACTATCGCCAAATGGTACTGGTACTGTTGTTGTTCCAGCTTCATACGAAGCTAGAGCAGGTTTCTCAAGTCAATCGCTAGTAAATAAATCATATGTTGATTCGGTCACTTCAGGTTTATCAGTTAAGTCGCCTGTTAAAGTGGCTACTACTGGCAACCTTGCTGCAACTTATAATAATGGAGCAGGTACATTAACAGCAAACTCTAACTTCGCATTATCAGTTGATGGTGTCACAGTTTCAGTAAACGATAGAGTATTAGTTAAAGACCAAAGTACTGCTGCTCAAAATGGTTTTTATAAAGTCACAGCTACTGGTTCAGGATCTGCTGCTTTCGTTTTAACCAGAACTCCTGACGCAGATGCTGCTTCAGAATTAGTTGCTGGTGCATTCGCTTTCGTTGAAGAAGGAACTGCTAACGCAGATAATGGTTATGTACTATCAACTGATGGAGCTGTCACACTAGGTACGACTGCTATTAACTTTGAGCAGTTTTCAGGTGCTGGGCAAATTAGTGCTGGTGATGGTTTAGCAAAAACAGGAAACTCATTATCTTTAAATGTAGATAATAGTTCAATAGAAATAAATGCTGATACTGCTAGAGTGAAAGCATTAGGTGTTACCAATGCTATGTTAGCAGGAAGTATTACCAATGCAAAATTATCAAACTCAAGTGTCACAATTAATAGTAATTCGCTCGCATTAGGTGCTTCTTTAACACTAGATTCAGACGACATAGGCGAAGGATCTACAAACGAATACTTTACTAATACCAGAGCAAGAGGTGCACTAAGTGTGACATCTTCAACTGGTTTAACATATAATAATAGTACAGGTGTTCTAGCAGGTCTTGACGCAACAGCATCGGTGAAAGGTATAGCATCTTTCGCTTCAGCAAACTTTACAGTCACAAGTGGAGCAGTAGCAATAACTGGTGTTGATGGCGGAACATACTAAAAGTTATAAGAAATAGTTTTTTTATAACTAATTTAATTTAGGAATGGTTTATGTCCACTGTAATAAAAGTAAAAAGATCTGAAGTCGCATCAAGTGTTCCAAGCACTTCTGATTTAGCTGTCGGCGAAATTGCAGTAAATACCCAAGATAAAAAGATTTATGTTCGTGCTTCAGGTGGTGTAGTAGAAGTTGCGAATGTTGTAGCAGGTGGTGCTTCAGGAGATATTACCGAAGTTCTTACTGCAACTGGTTCAGGTTTAACAGGTGGCTCTACTTCTGGTTCAGCAAATCTAGCAATTAATGTAGACGATTCTTCTCTACAAATATCAGGAAATACAGTACAAGTAAAAGCAAGTGGTGTCACGAATGCCATGCTTGCTAATTCAGGTGTGACTATAAACTCACAGTCATTATCATTAGGTGGTACACTAACATTAGACTCAGATAATATTGGTGAAGGATCTACTAATCTTTACTACTCTAATGAACGAGTTGATGATAGAATATCAGCTCTAGTTCAAAATGGTACAGGTCTTTCTTGGACTTACGATGACAACGCAAACTCATTTACACCTGCTGTCACACTTTCGCCTTTTGATACTGATAATTTATCAGAAGGATCTACCAACAAATACTTTAGCAATACATTAGCAAATAGTGCAATAGATGCACGAGTCACAAAAACTTTTGTTGATAATTTAAATGTAGTTGCTGCAAGTGCTACAGGTAATGCTGCCACTGCTACAGCTTTGGCTAGTGCTCAAAATTTTAGTTTGACTGGAGATGTCACTGCTTCAGCAGTTTCATTTGATGGTCAGGGTGCAGTTCAACTTACTACCGATATTGCTGCCAACTCTATTACTCCTACTGAATTAAATGTCACAGATGCTGCAGGTGCATTACAATCTGATGGAGCAGGAAACTTATCATTCGCTCCAGCTACTGCATCATTTTCTGCGATAGGAGAACATGTATTACCATCAGTTGATGATACTTACGATCTAGGATCCTCTACTAAAAAATGGAGAAACTTATATGTTGGTGGCGATACTATATTCCTAGACGACGCTAAAATTATGAAACAGGGTTCATCATTAATGATGAATCCAGGAGTATCTAACTCTATATCGTCAGTCACAGTAAATAACGATGGTGCTGGTTATTTAGAACAACCAAACTTGTCATTCCCATTACCAAACACTTCAGGTGTAGATGTTGTCACTATGACTAATGCTGGTGGTGGATATACTGGTCCACCAGCAGTCACGATAGATGCACCAAGTACGACTCCTGGAGTTCAAGCAACAGGAACAGCTGTAATGGTTGATGATGGCACTGGAAATAATACATTCGCTGTAAGTGGTGTTACAATTAATAATGGTGGGTCAGGTTATCCGACTGCACCAAATATCACGATTGCTGCAACACCGAATGCTGGAGGAGGTGCTGTTCAGGCAACTGCTAATACTACAGTTTCGCCAGCAACTAATGGTGGAAGTATAGCAGGAGCGTATGCTACTATTGATGTAAATACTGGAAAAGTATTAACTGTGGTAATAACCGATGCTGGTGGGGGATATACAACTGTTCCTACTATAACTGTAGATAGTCCAAATAAAGATATTACATTTAATACAACTGTATATAATGATTATAGTACAGGAAATAATTACTACACATTATCAGGTGGCATAAACCAACAATTGGATATTATACAAGGTCAAACTTATACCTTTGACTTATCATCAGCTACACACTCTGGGCACTTATTTGCTTTGAGTTCAACTCAAGATGGTATTCATGGTGGTGGTACAAAATTAACATCAGGTGTGACTTATACTGGTACACAAGGCACGACAGGTGCTAAAATGGTACTGGTGGTAGATGCTAACACACCGACTACACTATACCCTTATTGTGAAACACACTCTGGTATGGGTGGTACAGCATCATTAACAAAGATTTCTAGTGGTACGACTGCTGTTTTAACTCCTGTTCTAAGTAGTTATAACTCAGCATTAGACAAGAAATTTGCTATGGAACCATTTTCAATAGCAATGTCTATCGCACTAGGGGGATCATAAGGAACTAAATAGTACTATGGCAAATCCAGCAACAAGAGACCAATTAAAAGATTACGCATTGCGAAGTCTAGGATCGCCAGTGATTGAAATAAATGTAGCTGACGAACAGTTAGAAGATCGCTTAGACGAAGCGATAGAATATTTTAATATTAATCATTGGAATGGTACTGAACGAGCATATTTCCAACATGTAATAGTTGGCACCAAACTAACACTTACTGCTGCTGTCGCAGGAAATTTTACTGGAGGGGAAACTATTACTGGTGGAACCACAGGTGCTAAAGCAGTTGTACATAAAAGTTCAACTGGTTCTGATATATTCTATCAAGTATTAATTAATCCTGGACCAGACCAAGTAAAATTTCAGGGTGGCGAAACTATTACTGGTGACCAATCTGGTGCTACAGCAATTATATCAACTATTACTAGAGGAGACTGCGAAAATGGATTTATTCCAGTCACTGATGAGATATTTGGTGTAAATAAAGTTTTTACAGTTTTTTCTAATACTACAGATTCTAGAAATATATTCGACTTACAATATCAATTAAGATTAAATGATTTATACGACTTGACCTCTACAAGTATTGTTTACTACACTACTGTTATGGGTCATTTAAGTTTACTTGATTTAATGTTAAATGGTAAAACTTTGTATCGTTTTAACAGAATGCAAAATAAACTATTTCTAGATGTTGACTTCCGAAGCGATGTAAAAATCGGAGACTCTGTGATGGTCGATGTTTATAAAGCATTAAGTGGTACAGAATATCCAAAAGTATTTGGCGAACCATGGTTGAAAAAATATACTGCTGCTCTGTTTAAGAAACAGTGGGGACTTAATCTTAAAAAGTTTTCGGGACTAGTTTTACCTGGAGGTGTTTCAATGGATGGCGATGGTATATATAACGAAGCCATGAACGAACTACAACAACTAGAAGACGAACTCATAGGAAAAGGTGCACCACTAGAGTTCTTTACAGGGTAATAAATGGCTGGAAGAAATACTTACATATCTCAAGGAGTAGCGTCTGAACAGAATTTAATAGAGTCTTTAATTATTGAGTCTTTAAAAATTTATGGTCAGAATGTTTTCTATATCCCTAGAACTCAAGTAGCTAAAGATGAAATCTTAGGCGAAGATCCATTATCTAAATTTGAGCAAGCATTTCCTATCGAAATGTATTTCGAGAATGTAGATAACTTAGGTGGGCAAGGTCCATTTATACAAAAGTTTGGATTGTTTAATGAGATGTCTGCTACTCTAGTTGTAGCAAGATCTAGGTGGCAAGAATTAGTTGGGCAACATGGTAATACCTTTGTGCCTAATAGACCGAACGAAGGAGACTTAATTTATTTTCCATTAACTAAAGGATTATTTGAAATTAAATTCGTACAACACCAAGACCCCTTTTATCAACTAGGAAAATTATATACATTTAAAATGGAAGTCGAGTTATTTCAATATGCTTCTGAGAAAATTGATACAGGTGTTGCCGATATTGATAAGTTTGAAGAACTTAAAACTTTCTCACAAGATCCTACAAGGTCAGAGAATATGTTTGTTGATACAATAACATTTACTAATGTCGGTGCAGGTTATACTACTCCGCCAACTCTAACTTTCTCAGGTGGTACTCCTAGTGTCACTGCTACTGCTACTTGTACTGTTGATGGAACTACAGGTAAAGTAAATGGTGTCACTCTTACTAATGTGGGGGATGGTTATAATGCTGTTCCTACAATCGATGTTTCTGCTCCACCAGCAGGTGGTACTCAAGCTGTCGCAGTTGCTACTATTAAATTAAATGTAGATAAACAAGGTGGCTTCGCTGATAACTTAGAACTAGAAACTGAAAGACAACCTGACACTAACGAAAAAGTTGCGTGGTCAGAAAATAATCCGTTTGGAGAATTTTAATGCTCGGAAAACCACCATTCTATCATCAAACTGTGAGAAACTGTATCATTGGTTTCGGCAAGATGTTTTCAGATGTAGAGTTTGAAAGATTCGATAATGCTGGCACAGCACAACAAAAAATATTAGTACCAATCGCTTATGGTCCAAAAGAAAAATGGGTACAAAGATTAGAGCAAGATCCTAGTTTAGAAGAACAAGTATATACTACTCTTCCTCGTATGTCGTTTGAAATGGCTGCAATATCTTATGACCCACTTAGAAAAACTAATCGTATGGGTACTCTTAAGATAAATAGGACTTCTGCTGCAGGTGGTTCAGGTAAAAGGGAAAAACTATTTGCCCCAGTACCATTTAACTTGGATATGCAATTAAACTGTCTTACAAAGACTACAGAAGATGGATTACAAATAGTTGAGCAAATACTACCATTTTTTACACCTGAATTTACTATGAAAATTAAAAATACCGATCCAAAATTAGAAACAGAAACAGATGTCCCAATAATACTAAATAGTACTAGCTTCGTAGATGATTACGATGGAACTTTCGAAATAAGAAGGTTCGTGACTTGGACATTTAACTTTACTTTAAAAATATTATTATTTGGTGGAGTTGATGACACAGGTAATGTAATTACATCTACATTCGTAGATTTAGGCAACCCAGATGAACAACATAAAGCTACTGGCGACCTAAATAATTTACAAGTGACTGACTTGGGTTGGAATGAAACTCAAAAAACAGATTTATAGGAGAAATTATAAATGGCAAAACAAGATTTAAATATTGGTTCTCTAGCCAATGACGGAACAGGGGATACCCTTAGAGATGGTGGAGATAAAATTAAAGATAACTTTAATGAGTTATACACAGCTCTTGGTGGAAGCACTGTTCAGATTGCCATTCCAGCATCTGGTATTACTAATGGTCAGGTTCTAAAATACAGCTCAAGCAATTCTGCATTTGAGCCTGGAGCCGATACTAATGTAAACACTACTTATAGTGTATCAGCAGAAACTTCTGGTACTGATGCTTCAATTAGATTAACTGGTTCAGACGCAAGTACTGATAATGTAAATATCGTATCTGGTACTGGTATTAATATTGATAGAACTGATGCCAACAATATTACTGTAAACAATACAGTCACGAATACTACTTACGCAACCTCTATAGAATCTGTCACTGCTGGTTCTAAAGAATTAAGACTAGCTGGTTCAAACTCAGTAAATGATGACATTACTATTACTCAAGGAGATGGTATTGAGCTAACAAGTTCTTCTACTTCTCAACTAGGTATTAAAGCAGTATCATTACAACAGTTTGACTTTACAGCTGGTGATGGTACTAACTATACAGTACAAGGTTCAGGTCTTTTATCTGCTGGCGAAAACGATCCGCAGTTATTTGTATATAGAGGACATACTTATCGTTTCAGACATACGATTGCTGGAAACGCACACCCACTTGACATCGTAGAGTTCGGTACATCTACTGCACCTGCTGCTGATTATATCAGCTCAACTAACGCAACTAGAAACCTTGCTACCACTAACGACATTATTACATTCACTATCCCAATGAATGCTGCAACAGGAAATACATACCAATATAGATGTACTGCTCACCCAAGCAACATGCTTGGTACTATTACTGTTGTTTAATAATCTCCGCAAGGAGGACTAATGGCTACAACTTATTATAATGCAAATCAAAATTTAAAAGCTGTAGGAGTTCCTGTAGAATTTACAGAGGAACAGGTAAAAGAGTACATAAAGTGTAAACGCAACGCAGTGTACTTTATCGAGAACTACTGCAAGATTGTATCTCTAGATGAAGGAGTTGTTGATTTTAAACTATACCCTTGCCAAAGAAAAAAAGTAAAACACATTATGAAGAATCGTCAGACGATTCTAATGGAAGGAAGGCAACAAGGTAAAACTGTCACAAGTGCTGCATGTATATTACATTTTACATTATTTAATGATAATAAAACTGCTGCCATTATGGCAAACAAAGCTACTGCTGCCAGAGAAGTTTTATCTAGATACCAATTAATGTATGAGTATCTACCAAACTGGATGCAACAAGGTGTAGCTGTATGGAACAAAGGGGATATAGAATTAGAAAATGGTTCCAAAATATTTACTGCTGCGACATCTAGTTCGGCGATTCGTGGTAAATCTGTAAACTGGTTGTATATTGATGAAGCTGCAATTATACCGAACAATGTAGCTGAAGAATTTTTTACTTCTGTATATCCTACTATTTCAGCTGGTAAAGAAACAAAGGTATTACTTTCCTCTACACCTCTAGGATATAATCATTTTTGGAGATACTGGGAAGCTGCAAAAGAAGGCAGGAATGATTTTAAACCACTCTTTATACCTTATACTGATATTCCAGGAAGAACAAAAACTTGGGCAGAAAAACAAAGAGCATTACTTGGCGAATTAAAATTTAATCAAGAAGTATTATGTGAGTTCTTAGGATCTAGTGCTACTCTTATAAGTGCTACTGCTATCGGCGAAATGAAACCAAAACCATTTGTATTACAAAGAGATGGTTTAGATATACAAGAAGAGCCGATTCCTGGACATACATATACTTTAATAGCAGATACTGCTAAAGGTGTGGGTGGAGATTATAGTGCTTTCGTGGTGATAGATACTACCGAAACACCATATAAGGTTGTAGCAAAATATAGGAATAATTCTATTAGTCCTTTACTGTATCCAAATATAATACATAAAGTTGGTACAGAATATTATAATGCTCAAGTATTAGTAGAAATAAATTCTAGTGAACAAGTACCTTATATATTACACAACGAATTAGAGTACGAGAATATGATTATGGTATCTCGTACAAATATGGGTCAAAAAATTACTGGTGGCTTCGGCTCAGGTAAATCACAATATGGTGTACAGACCGATAGAAAAATAAAAAGAATTGGTTGCCAAAACTTTAAAACATTAATAGAGCAAGGCAAACTTAAATTATGGGATGGTGATATTATTGGCGAAATTAGTACCTTTATAGAAAACAAAGGAACATATGCTGCCGATGAAGGATACCATGATGACTTGGTTATGTGCCTAGTGTTATTTGGTTGGCTTACCTCTGACCAGTATTTTACTGAATATAATGATGTAAATTTACGAGAAGAGATGTATAAAAACCAAATGAAACAGATCGAAGAGGAACTTACACCTTTTGGTTTTATTAATGATGGGCAGAAATATGACGATGATGAAGAACTTTTAAACTTCTAAATATCGTAAAAAACTAAATAAAAGCATGAGAGTTAAATAAGCTCTCACTGAATTTAATAATTCATTTAATAAGGAGAAACAAATGGCTTTTCAACTCAGTCCTGGAGTAGTTGTCAAAGAACAAGATTTCACTTCAATTGTACCTAATGTGGCGACATCGTCTGGTGCTTTTGCTGGGAATTTTCAATGGGGTCCAATCGAAGACCCTGTTCAAATTGTTTCGGAAAATAACTTAGTAGAGAGATTCGGTCCACCGACTGACGCAACATTTACCAGTTTTTTCACGGCAGCAAACTTCCTATCATATTCAAATAATCTTTTAACAGTACGAGCTGACACAACTGCTGCAAGAAACGCAGTCGCAACTGGTACTGCTGTAAAGATTAAAAACTTAAATGACTACACTTCTAACAATGTTGGTGGGTCAAATAATGTCGGTACTGTTGCTGCTAAGTGGGCAGGTACTAGAGGAAACTCACTCAAAGTAGAAATTGCTGACTCAGCAACTTTTGCTGCTTGGGGTAACAAAGGAAATTTCGACAGAATCCCTGGAACTTCAGCATCTGTTGCCACTGCTGGTGGTTCTGATGACGAACTTCATGTATTAGTAATTGACGAAGATGGTTTATTTACTGGTACAGCTGGAGCAATTTTAGAAACATTTGCTCATGTATCTGCTGCAAGCGATGCTAAAAAGTTTGACGGATCTAATAATTTTTATAAAGATGTAATTAACTCACAGTCAAGATTTATCTGGTGGATGGATCATCCAACTGTCACAGGTACTGCATGGGGTGCTGCTTCAAGTGGTACTACTTTTGGTGACCTTGGTGCAGTTTACTCAGTAAGTCTAACTGGTGGTATAGATACTGCCCCAACTGCTGGTAACATTCAAACTGGTCTAGCAATATTTGCTAATGACGAGTTGTATGACATTTCATTAGTTATGGTTGGTAAAGCAGATGCTGCTACATCAACTTTCGCAATTAATAATATTGCTGAAGTAAGAAAAGACTGTATGGTATTCTGTTCTGCTGAAGATGCTTCAGGGAACACTATCCTAGCAACTGATGCTGACCCAGTGGGCGACATTACTACTTACAGAAACTCATTACCAAGTTCATCTTATGGTGTACTTGATACTGGTTCTAAATACCAGTATGACAGATATAATGATAAATACAGATATGTACCACTAAATGGTGACATAGCAGGTCTCGCTGCCAGAACTGACTATGACCAAGACGCATGGTTCTCACCTGCTGGTGCTACTAGAGGTCAAGTTAAGAATGTTGTTAAACTAGCATTCTCACCAAACAAAACTCAAAGGGATACTTTATATCAAAGTAATGTAAACCCTGTTGTGACATTCCCAGGAAATGGTACACAACTATTTGGTGACAAAACTTTACTAGGATCTGAATCTGCGTTCAACAGAATAAATGTTCGTAGATTGTTTATCGTATTAGAAAAAGCGATTGCGATTGCTGCTAAAGCACAACTATTTGAATTCAACGATGAGTTCACTAGAAATGACTTTAAAAATGCAGTTAATCCTTTCCTAAGAGATGTACAAGGAAGACGAGGAATTACTGACTTTACAGTAGTCTGTGACGGAACTAATAACACAGGCGATGTAATAGATAGAAATGAATTCCGTGCAGATATCTTCATTAAACCAAACAGAGCAATTAATTTCATTACTCTTACATTTGTAGCAAGTAAATCAAGTGTAGACTTTAGTGAAATTGGTGGCTAAATAGAATAAAAGGAGAAAAAACAAATGGCTAATATTGCTGATTTTAAAGCTAACATGACTGGTGGCGGAGCTCGTCCTAATCAGTTTCGTGTAGATTTGGCTTTCCCTTCTTATGTCACTGGTGGAAGAGTTGCTGCTGTACAAGGACAGTTTCTTTGCAAAGCTGCACAATTACCAGCTAGTACATTAGAAAACTTGCCAATCCAATATAGAGGTCGTGCTGTAAACTTTGCTGCTGAGCGTACTTTCGCTCCTTGGACAGTCACAGTTTATAACGACACTGACTTCGGTATTAGAAACGCAATCGAAAGATGGCAAAATGGTATTCAGGAATATGCGACTACAGAAGGTCGTACTAATCCGAATGATTACCAAGCTGACTTACTTGTAACACAACTAGATAGAAATGGTGCTGGAGTAAAACAATATAAATTTGTTGATGCTTACCCACTGTCTATCGGTATTGTTCAGTTGGATTATGACACTACAAATGCTATTGAAACATTTGATGTTGAATTCCAATACAACTTCTTTACAAGTAATACAAGCGAAAGTGGTGGATTAGGAGTTAATATATCAATCGATACTCCGATTGGTTCATTCCCAATCAACATTTAATTATTAATAAAGGTGAATAAATTATGGCTGAATTTTTCGGTTTCGAGATTACACGAAAGAGGAATAGAGAACCACTAAGTCCTGTCGCTCCATCAAAAGATGATGGCTCGACAGTCCTTACAGATGTAAGTGCTTACTATGGGGTCACCCTCGATTTAGATAACTCGATAAAAAGTGAAAACGCTTTAATCAAAAGATATCGTGAAGTTGCTCAATATCCAGATTGTGATGGTGCGATAGAAGATATAACTAATGAAGCAATCACAATTGAGACTGACGCACCCAGTGTCAGTTTAAGTCTTGACGACTTACCTGTATCCGATAATATTAAAGATAAAATGCATGAGGAGTTCGAGGAGATCTACGATCTGCTTCAGTTCGACCATAAAGGGCATGATATTTTTAAGACTTGGTATGTAGATGGAAGATTATACTACCATTTAATTGTAGATCCTAAAAATCCAAAGTTGGGTATTCAGGAACTAAGGTATGTAGATCCACAAAAGATTCGTAAGATTAAAAATATTAAGAAAAAGAAGAATCAACAAGGGATCGAGGTAGTAGAAAGTCAAGAAGAATACTTTATATACAACGATAAAGGTATTACTGACTCAAATACTAAAGGAATTAAACTGAGTAAAGACTCAGTTGTATTTTGTCCATCTGGTAATGTTGACCAAAATACTGGCATAGTATTGGGTCATTTACAAAAAGCTGTTAAACCAGTAAACCAGTTGAAGATGATTGAGGACGCTGTAGTCATTTATAGACTAAGTCGTGCTCCTGAAAGAAGAATATTTTATGTTGATGTAGGAAACCTGCCTAAGATAAAAGCAGAACAATATGTCAACGATATCATGAATAAGTATCGAAACAAAGTAGTTTACGATGCGAATACAGGTGAAGTAAGAGACGATAGAAAACACCTAAGCATGATGGAAGATTTTTGGATGCCTAGAAGAGAGGGTGGTCGTGGTACAGAAATTACTACACTTCCTGGAGGGCAAAACCTTGGAGATATAGCAGACATACAATATTTCCAAAGGAAACTTTACCAGTCACTTAATGTGCCTATGTCAAGATTACAAGGTGAGACTGGATTTACTTTAGGTCGTGCTTCTGAAATTACTAGAGACGAATTAAAGTTTAACAAATTTGTTCAGAGAGTTCAAAGAAAATTTAGTCAGGTACTGATTGATATTCTTAGAGTTCAGTTAATTGCTAAGGGAGTAATGACTGAAGAAGATTTTGAAGAAAGCAGACATCATATAAGAATCGATTTTCTACAAGATAATCACTTTACTGAATTAAAGAATAACGAGTTGCTACAACAACGAGTTGGTATGCTAGGGCAGATTGAACCATACCTTGGCAAGTTCTACTCATTAGAGTGGGCAAGAAGAAATATTTTAATGCAATCTGAAGAAGAGATGAAAGATATCGACGACCAGATTGAAGCAGAAAAAGCTGAACAGGAACAGGATACTGACCAAGGTGGGGAAGTCCCTGATATGGATAGTATGCAGTCTGAACCAGCTGATGATAATGAAGGAGAAGAAGATGGGAACTAAAGAATTAATAGATGCTATTCAGTCAGGTGATGCTGAAGGAATAGAAAGTACTTTCCAAGGTGTAATGTCTGCGAAAGTTGGAGATAAATTAGACACGATGAAGAAAGAAATGGCTTCAACTATGTTTAAAACTCCAGAAGAACAGGATGAGATTGCTGGTGAACCAGAACAACCTGAAGTACCAGCTGAACCAGTAGAGGAACCAGCTGAGAATGTCGAAGAAGTTTAAAGATATCTATACTCATACGATTACTTCGACTGAGGAGCGAGAACAACAGCTAGTAGATAGTATTGATGTTCTTCTACCTGAAGAAAGAGTTGCTGAATATATAGCGAAACACTCAGATGATATTATTACTGATGAGTTGGTTGAGTCATATATTCAAAAAGCATCGTCAACTGACTTTAATGTTGACCCAATCATAACTGAGATTAAGGTTGGACAAGCAAAAGAATTAAGAAATAAACTAGATTATGTATTAAAAGATGGTACGAAGATCGCAATTAGCGAGGAAAACCAAATTTTACTAAATAGTTTACTGAAAGACAAGGATGAGATTGTTTCTCATATGTCGGAGAATAAAAACAACTTTATCGAAGTTTTAAAAGGAGTGTACTAAATGGCAATAACGAAAACAGTTCTGGCAAAAGATAATCGTAAAGCTATCGTCAGAGTCACTGCGACTGGTACTAATGAGAATGTCACTATTGATATCGACGCAGACTTAAAATTAACAAACGAAACGATTACTACTTCTGCTCTTAAAGTTGCCATACAGAAAATCGAGTACAGCTGTGAAGCTGCAAAAGATATTACTGTTGTAAGAAACTCTGTCCTCGTGGCTACTGTTCATCCAGGAGCACCGAAAATTGAAACATCGATACAGGATGAAGGCAACCAAGATATTGTTGTCACATTTGGTGGCAAAGGTATGATACTTCTTCATCTTTCTAAAATGGGTGGATTTAATGACCCAGTAGAAACTCCTGAGTTTGGAGCTTACGATGACCAAGATGCGGTAGGAAGCTAATATGAAATTAATTAAAGAACATACAGAAGTTGTAAACTACCTTATCGAAGAAGATAAAGAAACTGGTAAGAAGAATTACAACATTGAGGGAGTATTCCTCCAAGCTGATATTAAAAACAGGAATGGAAGATTATACCCTACAGAGATTCTTGACAAAGAAGTTAAAAGATATGTTAAAGAAAATGTCAAGAAAAATCGTGCGTATGGTGAGTTAGGACACCCTGATTCTCCAACTATCAATTTAGATAGAGTATCGCACATGATTAAGGATTTGAAGCTAGAAGATAAAAACTTTATCGGAAAAGCTAAGATAATGGATACACCTTATGGTAAGATTGTTAAATCGTTGATTGACGAAGGAGCAAGTCTAGGTGTATCTTCTAGAGGGATGGGTTCATTGAAAACTACCAAAGACGGAACTTCAGAAGTCCAAAAGGATTTTATGCTTGCCACTGCTGCTGATATAGTTGCAGATCCGTCGGCACCAGATGCATTTGTACGAGGTGTTATGGAGGGCAAGGAATGGATGTTCGTTGATGGGAAGTTTGTCGAGCAAGATATTGATGCTATAAAGAGTTCAATAACTAAGGCAACAAGATCTCAACTCGAAGAAGCAAAACTTTTCGCATTTGCGAAGTTTTTAAAGAAAATACAATAACCCATACTTTAAGGAGACAAACATGTCAAGTATAGAACAAAAAATCGCAGAACTCCTTGGTGAGAGTAAGAAAGCTGAAGAGCAAATCGATACTCTTGAGGAGTCTGAAGGCTGGAAAAAATCTAGCGATGAAGCTGAAGCTGAAGCACCTGCTGAAGAAGTAGTGGCTGAAGAAGAAGCACCAGCTGAGGAAGAGGTAGAAGAAATCGAAGAGGGTGAATTACCACCTGCTTTGAAGAAAGCTATCGAAAAGAAAAAGAAAAAAGATGGCGACGACGATGACGACGACGACGACGATGATGACGATGATGAAAAGTCTAAAGATAAAGAAAAAGACGAATCATATATGACATCTTCTAAAAAGAAAGAGAAGATGAAAGATATGAAAAAAGAAGAATCTGAGTCTGACGAAGAAGTTGTAGCAGAAGAAGCTGAAGAAGATGAAATCGCAGTAGATGTTTCAGAAGATGTTGAAGCATTATTAAATGGCGAAGAACTTTCTGAAGAGTTCAAAGAAAAAGCTACTACTATATTCGAAACTGTAGTTGTATCTCGTGTTAAAAGCGAAGTCGCTAAGTTTAAAAAAGAATTATCTGAGTCTAATGCTGTTGCAATAGACGAAGCTAAAGAGAGTCTAGTTGAAAAAGTTGATGGATATCTCAGCTATGTAGTTGAGCAGTGGATAAGTGAAAATGAAATCGCTCTCGAATCTGGTATGAAGTCGGAGATTTTAGATGGCTTCATTAATGGTATGAAAAATCTGTTCGCTGAACATTATGTTGATGTTCCTGAAGACAGATTTGACTTACTTGGAGACGCTCAAGAAAAGGTCGAAGAATTAGAGAAGAAGCTCAATGAGCAACTTGAAGCTAATGTCGAACTTAACAAGAGTGTAAAAGCTATGGAGAAGGACGAAGTCCTTTCTAAAGCATCCGATGGTATGGCTGAAACTGATAAAGAAAAATTTGCTGGATTAACTGAGGATCTCAGTTTTGAAGACAAAGAATCTTTTGAGAAAAAAGTCAGCACTATCAGAGAATCTTACTTTGCTTCTAAACCAAGCAAAACAAATGTAGAAACTGTTGTTACTGATGAGCCAGTACAGTTAGAAGAAGAAACTAAGAAGTCTATTTCAGACCCTAAAATTTCTGCTTATGCTGACATGCTTGACAGAAGCAACAAAAATAATTAATCTATCAACTTTAAGGAGATATAAAAATGGATAGAAAATCATTAATGGAAAAATGGTCACCTATTCTGGAACACGAAGGTGTTGCTCCCATCAAAGAGAATTACAGAAAAGAAGTCACTGCTGTCCTTCTAGAGAACCAAGAAAAGGCGATCAAAGAAGAAAAGCAAGCGATGTTCGAAGCTGTTCATGTCAATGATGCTGCAGCTCTTCCTGACACAGGTGGTGTGGCTAAATTTGATCCAGTACTAATTTCTTTAGTACGAAGATCTGCTCCGCAAATGATCGCTTACGATATTTGTGGTGTACAACCTATGACTCAGCCTACTGGTCTTATCTTTGCTATGAAAGCAAGATACAGCACTCAAGGTGGTACTGAGGCATTATTTAACGAAGCTGACTCAGACTTTTCTGGTGCAGGTACTCACGCAGGATCTAATCCTGTTGATGGCACTTACACTACTGGTACTGGTATGACTACTGGTGCTGCTGAGGTACTTGGTGACGGAAGCACATTCCAAGAAATGGCTTTCTCAATCGAGAAAACTTCAGTGACTGCTAAGTCTAGAGCACTGAAAGCTGAGTACACTATCGAACTAGCACAAGACTTGAAATCAGTTCATGGTCTTGACGCTGAGGGCGAACTTTCTAATATCCTCTCTACTGAAATTCTTTCAGAAATTAACAGAGAAGTTATCAGAACTGTGTACAAAACTGCTAAGCCAGGAGCTCAAACTGGAACAGCTACTGCGGGAACTTTCGACCTAGATGTTGATGCATCTGGTAGATGGTCTGTTGAAAAATTCAAAGGTTTACTCTTCCAAATCGAAAGAGAAGCTAATGCGGTTGCTCAGCAAACTCGTAGAGGTAAAGCTAACTTCATCATCTGTTCTTCAGATGTTGCTAGTGCTTTAGCAATGGCTGGTGTATTAGATTACGCTCCAGCTCTATCAACTAACCTAAATGTAGATGAAGCTTCTACAACTTTTGCTGGTGTTCTTAATGGACGCTACAAAGTGTATGTAGATCCTTATTCAGCAAATGGTGCTGCTAGTCAGTACTTTGTAGTTGGATATAAAGGTACAAGTGCATTTGACGCAGGATTATTTTACTGCCCATATGTACCTCTACAATTAGTTAGAGCAGTAGATCCTTCAACTTTCCAACCAAAAATTGGTTTCAAAACAAGATATGGCTTCACAGCTAATCCGTTTATCCAATTGGATGGTTCTGGCGATCTAGTAGCTGACGAAAACTACTACTACAGAAGAGTTAAAGTTACAAACCTAATGTAATCTTAACCTTTTAAGGTACAATCCTGAAAAGGGGAGCTTCGGCTCCCCTTTTTTTTGACTAAATAATTATATCGTTCATTCACTCTAAATGTAGCAGTGGACGGAAGTAAGTAGAATAGGAAAACCTCTCACGCAAGTGAGGTAAGCTAGTACCGAAAGGGAACGAGACCGACAATCTACCGAAGGAACGCAATAGGTGAATAGAATTGCGCAGTTTTATTCAAAGATCAACCTATTACAATCTGGAGGAAACGATGACTACTTTCTACAGAGGTATCAAAGTCACTGATGAAAATGTCGCCAAGGATAATAAATTGTCCAAAAAAGGTGGTATTTACAGAGGGATTAAACATGGTGCCATATCTAAAGAGAGTGTAAAAGTCGCTACTGGTTTACAGTATCGTGGCATAGCACACTAACTTTAATTGGAGGGCAAGTATTATATTCTTATAACCAACTTGCCCTTCTTTTTTTACTAAATAATTTCGGTGGTTATAAAAATTTATTTTTTTATAACTAAATGTAAACACTTAATAGGAAAAACCATGTCCACAGTTATTAAATTAACGAAGAGCATGGTGCGAAAAACCAAAGCATTTGCCGAATTTCTAGCATACATTGCTCTTCCTTTAGGATTCCCAGTTGCCACATTCGTGACGATGCGAATGAGTTATTTTGGATACTAAAGAAAAACCTACAAAAACTCACGAGGACGATGTCGACTTTATGGTCGAGAACCCCATGCTATATATGGTATTATTACCATCCCTAGTCGCCATCGTTCCTCCTACTCTCGCAGTCGCAGCCATCTGGTTCCACCAATATTATATCGGTATATAGATTTCAAAAGACCTAAATAGTAATATCGAGGATATTATGTCTAAGTTGATTGAAATATACGAACAAGCGATTGACTGGTTTCAAGTCAAGTTCGAGATAGATTATTACCAACTCATTTTCATGGCATTTTTGCTAGGACTTGCTGTTGGTTTACTTGCTCTCGGGATACTGTTATGAATAAAAGTTTATTAAACGATATAGAAAATCTTGATAAGATTATAGATAAAACATCTGACCCACGATTGAAGCAAATGTGGAAAGATAAAAAGGATCTTAAAAAGAAAATCGAACAAAGAGAAAATGGCACCAGAAGAACTACTAGCTAAAAGAATTGCTAAACTACAAAGAGTTCTAGATCGGGCACAGAATAAACAATTTAAAAATATGTGGGCATCTCATTTGGCTCACCTAAAATTACTACAAAAGAGGAAAGTTAATTGACTGCATATTCTAATAAATTCCCTACCGATATATCCCCATTAAATCCTAATGGCTTTACTTTTGATGTAGCCAGATTACCAGATACTACATTCTTTGTACAATCAGTTGGATTGCCAGGACTTACTTTGGGCGAGTTTATGCAACAAACACCTTTAGTGGCTAACCCTATTCCTGGAGAAATACTCACATACCAAGAACTTGTAGTCGAGTTTCAAGTAGATGCTAACATGACAAACTGGAAAGCAATACATGACTGGATGATTGGACTTGGGTTCCCAATAAATCATGAGCAATATTTGTCATACCTTACCTCTGAGGAAAGAGCGAAGATTTCCGAAATATCACAAAACTTCTCAGATGCTACACTTCAGGTATTATCTGGACAAAACCAACCTGTAAAAACATTCACATTTGTTGATTGTTTTCCTACAGCACTAGAGCCGATTCAGTTTGAAGCTAAGATGCAAGATGTTATGATGGTTTCTACTCGTGCAACCTTTAAATATACCTATTACTACTGCCAATAGACCTTTACTTTTAAGAATAAATCAACTAAGATTAAGTTGTTAGGAGTATAATTTATATGAATTTACAACAATTACAAGACGAATGGTCAAAGGACTCGATAGTCGATGACGACCACTTAGATAAAGAAGCAGTACGCATCCCAAACCTACACCAAAAGTATTTAAAGTTCCTGATGGAGTTTAAAATGAAACTTACTAAACAAAGAGCAGAGTTTCATGCACTTCGCAGATTAAAAATACGATATTATAATGGTGAGTTGGGTCGAGACGAGTTAGTAGAACTGGGTTGGGAGCAATATCAAGGCATAAAACCTATAAAATCAGCTCAAGACGACCTATTACATGGCGATAAAGAGCTGATAGACCAAACTGTACGCATATCTTATCTTGAAGATATGGTATATGCTACCGAAAGTATCATGAAATCAATCTCAAGTAGAGGTTGGGACATTAAAAACTCAATAGAGTGGAAAAAATTTATATCTGGTGCCTAAAATAACGATAGAGAAAGCGAGTAATATACATATTCGCTGTTTTTCAGAGCCTGCAGTTGAACAGGAGCTCTGCGATTATTTTACCTATTCAGTTCCAGGTGCTCAGTTCACTCCACAGTACCGAAGTCGTATGTGGGATGGTAAAATCCGCCAATATGATAGAATACGACATACATTATATCTTGGATTATACCGATATGTAGAAAGATTCGCTGTTGAGCGAGGTTATGAGATAGAATGTAAGGATTTAGTAGTAATAGACCGAAAAATACCCTTTGAAGAGGTCGAAAACTGGGTAAATTCCTTAAAATTAGCATCCAAGGGGCAAAAATTGAGCTCCAGAGAATATCAAGTTGAAGCTATACATAAAGCCATTAATGATGAAAGAACGCTCTTGGTGAGTCCTACAGCGTCTGGAAAAAGTCTAATTATATATTCTACACTTAGATATCTATTAAATCAAGGCAAAAAAGCTATCATCATAGTACC